CGGTCAATCTCAAGCAAATATTATTGAATTAATTAGTCGTTTGCCTGAAAGATCAGCAAATAACTATGAGATATTTGCAAGTTATGCTGATGCAATTGACTGGCTACTTAATACTCAAACTACCTATATGCTAGTAAATACTAAATATCCTGAATATTTACTAGATGCTGAATGTGCAGTAAATCTTGAATTAGGATTCCTAGCAGGTTATCCTGGAACTGGTCAATATGTTTACGATTTAGTTTCTGGAGGTTCACAAAATATATTTAGTGCAAACGGCGGTGCATTTACTGCTCCTAGTGCTGGAAGTTTTGTAGGTTATTTTAGAGCAGTAGGCGGCGGTACATTATCAACTAACACTTTAAACAATGCAGCAGGCGGCCCATTTGCTTTAGCCTTAGTTGTAGAGGGAGTATTCTATCAAAACGGTGGTGATGGTATTGGAAATTATTTAGTCGGCACTCAAACTGATAGTATTTCAGTTATTGTTACTGGACCAGGAAATATTGAGATAAAGTCAGGTGCTTATACTTGGAGCTGGACCGGTGTATCTGCATTAGCCAGTACAGGTATATTTCATATTGCTGCATATATTCCAACTGGCTCAATGGACACAAACCTAGCCACTCTTTATATAAACGGTTCTGATGTTGGCGGCGGCGTGCTATCTGGTATAGGCCCTCTAGCTAATACAACAATTCCAAATCTTACTTTATGTCAATCTATTGCAGCTGGAATCTATTCAACCGCTACCAGAGTCTATGGATTTAAAGTATATGGTTATGCTACTCAAGAAGACGCAACTGGTGCGCTTACATATTTACCATCTGCAAACTATGCTGCAATCTCTACAATTTACGGAATTTAATCTTTAAACTGATATTCTTTAGCAATGGATTCTCTTAATGAGAATCCATTGTCAGTTAAGAAGTCCTGAAAATCTGTGAATTTATAATTAATTCGGCAGCAGGTTTGACTACATTGAACTGTAATATAGGTATGATTTAGGCAACTAACGCTAATGTCTTTTATTTGATAGTCAACTCCATTGTTGGTTAGAGTAGTATCAATTAGGGATAAACAGTCTCTCATACAGATAGTTTTTTATAACGCCAACGAAAGTAGATAGAGGATCCAAAGAATACTGCCGCAATACAGTACATAACGAAATTGGCTTGCCACAAGTTGCCAGTTACTTTGATTAGCCAAAATTGGACAATATCGAAGCCAAATGGGTTGAAAAATAGGGCGAGCATCATGCTCCAGGTTGATAGATTCCCGAGTAGGGTTCTTCTTTGAGTTGCAACTGTCACTGTCCATAGATGTCTCTTTTTTCAAGCTCACTAATTTAAGATTGCCAGGAAATTTCTAAAATTTCAAATTTATTTATTACCACTTAGGTTCCTCGCCAATTTGATCTAGTGCACAATGAAATCCAACTAATCGAGTTTTTGCCTCTAAAAAACAGCCACATATTCCACATTGGGTTAGGATCTCGCCAAAATGCGGGCACTCTTTACAAATTGCCATTCGACGGTCTTTTTCTGTGTCATTCACAAATACTTTATTCATGATTCTGCTTAATACAGTAGTTTGTGGAACTGGTTGTTTATTACCGCAACCGCAATCTTTAGTTGTTTCTTCAGCCATTATGCTTCAATTTTTTCAAATAGTCTCTTATCTTCAAACTCTAAATAGTTTTCAAGCAAAGAATTAAAACTTTCACGATACTTAAGTACAGCTAAGTCTTTGGCCTTTGCCTCAATTTCAATATCTATTGCCTGACCGTAATTATTTATTTGCTCATAAATGTAATCAGCATGAGATCTGGCAATTACGCCCGGATCCTCAAATGTTTTTTTGCTACTTGAATAATGAGTAAGCGGAGTATGACCGTGCCAAGTAGTAGCAGCTAACTTAAGAGCAGTCTCTTCAGTAAGATCGCTAGTATTGAACCGGTGATGGTGGAAATCAAAAGTAATAGGAGTACCTATTTTAAGATACACCAATTGATATAGATCAACTACTGAATATTGAGTAGCCTTATCGTCATTTTCTACAACTAGCCTGGCTTTAGTATTTGGTTTAAGTAGTTGAAAATTCTCGCAAAAACGGTTAGCGGCTGCAATTTTATCGCCATATGTACCGCCGATATGAATATTGATTGGGAAACCTACATTGGTTGGCAACTTCATAAGATCCATAATTTCGCAGTGCTGATCTAGATCCTTTACTGTTTTTGCAACAACATCGGCTCTAGGAGAAGGCAAGACATCAAACTGGCCAGGGTGCATTGATACCCTGATATTATTGGCAACTGCAAACTTGCCAATTTCTTGCATGTCTGCCAAAATTTCGGCAAAATTTGGCAGCCTTTGAATTTCATATTCTGACATCCATGGAAAAATATCGCTTGACATTCGGTATACGTAAATGCCATTGGCCAAATTCCAGTGCAGAATTTTTAGAACATCTTTTATATTTTGGTGTGCAAGCTCGGCACAATATGAAACGCCCTTTTCCTGAAAGGTTTTACGGATCATACCTCGATTTGCTGTAATTTTTTGGTCGGCTAGAGACAAATTAATGCAACAATAACCCAAACGAACGTTAGTATCTTTCATGTAATTATTATACTATAAAATGGTATTGGCTAGTTGAACCAGTCAATTAAAGTTGGCCTAAGAATAGGTACTCATTAGTTACAGTTCGGATAACTCTGACTACGTCTAATGCGTCCTGTAAAGCATCATGGGTTACTTCACCTGTTAATTTACATCGATTCATACATGTTTGTAAATTCGGTAAACTTTCATCATTGTGCCAGTCCATTAATAGAATAGCTGGGTCCAGGATACGCTGTCTCATTTGAATTGAGCTCATCCAATTTGGAAGTTTTTGTAGAAATACTTTATCAAAACTTGCAAAGTTTTTACCAGCAGCATTAATCTTTACACCACCGGTTGCTTCACATGGAAACCCATTTGTGATTAACCACATTTGAAAAGATTTTGCAACCAGGCCGGCAGGTAAAATATTATGGACCTTTCGGTATTCTAAACGCTCTTCCTTGGTTTTATTTTCAAGACCACCTAAGATTTTTAGGATCCATGAGTTTAGGGAAAGCGCAAACGCACTTCCAGTATAAGCTTCATGTTCAATGATACACTGAAATTTAGGCAGCTGATCATAAGGTACAAGATTGTGAGTGTCTTCAATTACTGCACCAATTTGAAGAATTTGACAAGACTCTGGATTTAGACCAGTTGTTTCGATATCGATTGAAATATATTTCATATGTATAGATTAAAATGGTAAATCACTATCATCACTAAATGAACTAGCTGGTGCTGATGATTTTTTAGGACCAGTGTCAATTCCAAGACTGCGGAAGATTTCATCGTCTTCGTCCTCTTCTTCAACTTTTTTACTTTTAGTTGATGCACGTTGTTGACCACTAATTCGGTAAGCCTCAAGACTATTGAAGTATTTGGTTTGACCTGCCTTATCTGTCCAGTCTCTGCCTTTTACATCAAATGAAATAGACACTGTGTCTCCAACGCCATATGAGTCAATCATATCGCATTTATCTTGGACTAGTCCAAATATTATTTTTTGTGGGTACTTGTCCCCTGATTCAATTACAAACTCTCTTTTGCGAAAGCCTTTGTTAAATGTCTGTGCTGGGAATATTTCAATAATTACCCCTGTTAATTCAAATGCCATATTAGAAATCGTGATTAGTTATTTTTATATCGTAGTTAGTAAAATTTTCAAAATCTTTGCGGTCTGATTCAAGTCGACGCTCAACTGAATCTCCTGGCATATTGCGATCAAGCATACGTTGCCTTCTAATATCATCAGCAATATCAAAAAATATTACTAATGACTCTTTACGAGCATCATCAGACAGGTGAGCTAGGCCAGTTGGAGTCATAATAAAAAGATCGTCTTCTTCAAATTGGTCAACGGTTGTTCCATATATCCAATGGTTAAATGCAACCCATTCATAAAACTGACCAGTATCAATCATGTCCTGAGCATTGGCTCTGGTTAAAAAGAAATAATCTTTTCCATGAACCTCTTCCGGTCTAGGCGGACGTGTTGTGTAACTCACAGCGTATTTAAACCCGCGAGCTTCAAATTTTTTGCGAAGGAAATCCTTGCCGCTTGCGGCTCTGCCGACTAAAATTATTCTTTTGCTCATATATTAAATTAAAATTCTCTCTTTTGGCCGTGAATTGCTTTGAATACTGGAAATCTTAGTGAGTGAGCACCATGTTGATCAGTAGTTTCTTCAAAGAATTGTACTGTAATTGTTTTACCTAAAATTTCATTTGGGTTTTCGTGATAGTGGCGTCTTTGTTCAAGATTAAAACCTGAACCTACTCTAACGGTATTGCCTTTATGTTCTACAATTACTGCCTTTAACATAATTTCTTCAACTTCTTTACCCATATTAATAATACGATTTACGTCAGATTCAAGATCAATTACAACATATTCAGCATCATGCATCTTTTTAACCTTAAGCAGATTCTTTGAGCGTTTACCTTCATATCCAATATCCTTACGCATCATTACTCCTTCATAACCCATTTCCGTTGCATCAGCTACAATCTTTTCAAATTCTTCAACTGATTTAATTTGAAATTGCGGTAATGGTTCAGCATAGGTTAAGTCAGTTACTAGCGCATTTAGGATAATTAGTCTGGCTGACAAAGAAACCTCTCCAGCTTGATTCCAAAATTCAGCGGCTTCTAAAAAATCAAATACATAATACTTTGGCGTTTGAATAGTATGGTTTTTTCTGCCAATTTCTTTAATGACTCCTTGAAAATCTTCAAGCCCACCAGGTTTCATAACGCAAACTTCTCCATCCAATATTTTATTCTTTAATCCAAGCCTCTTAATATCTTGGGCCAGGACTGAAAGAGTTAAAAACTCATTGCCTGCTCGTGAATAGAATTTAGGTTCTCCATCTGCATCAATTACAGTAATACATCGAACTCCATCAAGCTTACGACTTGCCCACCATTCCCCAGACTCAAAGTTTACCTTTTTTTCATTACCATCAAACTTCTCAGCTAGGGCAACATCAAATGTAGGCACTGTGCCTGGCATTACTGAATTAATTAGGGTAGTAGTTGCTCTGGTCTTTAAGTTTCGGTCTATCACATCATAGATGACATCTGCGAACTCCTGATTTTTGGCAATAAAACCATTAACTACTTGAATAGCATTGTGACCTGTGATTAGCCTTGCATTCAGATCATCAAGTAAAGCAAACAGATCATCATAATTATCAAAACTAAGATCCTGACGTTTCTTTAAGTTATCTGAAGTAACATAATACTGTTTAAAAGGAGAATATACGTATTCAAACAGTTTACGTAATATTGGAGTATCATACTTTTTAAGTATCTCCTTTTTATCATTTGTTGAAGAAGTTGCTTTCATTTCTTCAATAAATTGTGCAACTGCTTTAAAATCTTGGTTTGTCATATGGCTATTATACTAAACAAAAAAAGCCGCTGACGCGGCTTTTAAATAAAAAGTTAAAAATTAAGCTTGAGGTTCCTGATTAGCAAGTTCGTCCTGCTTTGCATTTTCCAATTTAATTTGGTTAATGATTTGATCAAGTTGCTTCATTTCCATTACTGGACTATTAATAGCAATTGCAATTCTAAAAATTCGTTGTGCTGCTTCTAAACTTGAACCTTCGAATTTATTAATAAGGATTGCTGCAGCTTCAACAGCAGAAGCTTGAATTTGAACTCCAGCTGATTCAGCCGCTTTTTCTTCTTGCTCAAGACGTGCAATTGCAGAAGAGAATCCCATGAAACAATTCATAATCATAAAAGCTTCATTTGGGCCAGTGAATCCAAATTTACCATCATTGCATGAATTTTTAATCCATTTTAGATCTTTAATGTCCAAATTAACTTGGAAAAATCCAGTTCGTTTGTTGATTAACATGTCTAACTCTGACATTTCAGCTTGAGGTTCTTGGGTTGGCTCTTCCATTTCCATGTCTGGTGCCATTTCAGTTTGAGGTTCTTCGATAGCTACTGTAGCTTCGTCAATTACTAGTTCGTCAGTAATTAGGTCTTGTTGATTTTCCATTTTATATAAAATTTGTTGTTTAGTTATTTTACTAAAAATGGTGAAGGAGTTTTAGGAAATTCTATCTAAAATTATTAATTGTGCTCTGGATACCTTTGAATAGGCATCTTTAATATTGATAAAGCCAGCCCAGTCAATTTCTTCTGGCTGTAATTGGCTCTTTGGGATAG